CAAAGAAAACCGCTCTCAAGCCAAAGAGAACCGCTCCCTCCTCAAAGAACAAAAGAAATTAGGCAGCAAAGTCCGACTATTAGAGGAAAAACTCGATAAGTACGGCACAGTTATACTCCAACTTAAAGAAAAGTTGGAAGACAGCAATCTGGGTAACGCCCGATTGTTGTATCAGAATCGTGTTTTGAATAGCGTCTCGTTGAATGAGCGACAAAAAGATAGAATTGTCGAAGCGATATCAAACGCCAAAAGTGTTGAAGAAGCAAGAATTGTTTTTGAAACTCTTCAGAGTGCAGTGGGGTCAACATCTAAAAGAAAAAGACCAGAATCACTGAACGAAGTGGTCACTAGAAGTTCTTCAGCCTTTATCCCTCGTAAAGAGGAAACTAAAAAAGATAGCTCTTTTGCGGATCGCATGCGTACCCTCGCAGGCATCCCAACAGAGTAACCAAAACTTATATAAAGGAGAAAAACAATGTCTATTTTAGATAAATTGACAGAAGGTATCGTTAATCGCGACATGCGTCATGAAGGCGCAGCGCTGCTCTCGAAGTGGGAGCAAACGGGACTTCTTGAAGGTATTAATAATGATAGTACCAAAAACGGCATGGCTCGCCTTTTGGAGAACCAAGCCAAAGAGCTTCTTCGCGAAGCTGCTTCCCAGATGAGCACAGGAGATGTCGAAGGTTTTGCATCCGTCGCATTCCCCATTGTTCGTCGTGTATTCGGATCCTTGATCGCTAATGATCTCGTTTCCGTTCAGCCGATGAGCTTGCCCTCGGGCCTCATCTTCTTCCTCGACTTCACGTTTGAGGGAACAAATCAAGCAAGCCCCCAGGATCGTTTGGGATTTGCTAGTGGTTCATCGCTGTACGGCGGTAACAAGGTTGGCTCCGCCATCACAGGTGGTGTTGACTTGAACGGAGACTCCGGTACAAACGCTGGCCAGTTTTATAACTTGACCAATGGCTACTCGTCACCGACGGGCAGCGCCGTGATCGGTAGTTTGACGATGACTATCCGCGCCTCCGGTACTATCGGAGAAGGCGGTAAAACTGCTAATAATGGCGCTGCGGCGTCTTTGGGCCCAAGTAGCCGCGCAGGCTGGGGTGGTATGACAGAGACGGCCATTAATAACGTTTTGCGCTTCGACCCGGACATCCCATCAGGTTCGTTCTGGTCTATTACCGAGTGGACACCAACTGGCACAGGCACAGGCGGTCAATTCAACCTGAAGGACCTGTCTGCAATCGCTTATACCTCCACTACTGATGACGCCTTCGACGGGCTAGCCTCTACTTTGGTCCGTCGTCTTAGTCAGATGAGCGCAAGCGAAGACGGCTCCACGCGCAGTGAAACCATCGTGCGATTGGTCCACGTGTCAACGGCCTCCGTCGGGCTACTCGCGACACCGACCTTCTTAAATGGCGGTACTTTCAGTTGGCCTCAGACCGACAATTTTACGGCCGTCACTGCTGAGCCAGGCGCCGTCGTCGGTGGCACGAGCTGGGGATTGGAAAATAATACTGAAATTCCCGAAATTAACTTGAAAGTCGATTCCGTGTCTGTCACGGCGATGACCAAAAAGTTAAAAGCCAAGTGGACACCCGAACTGGGTCAAGACCTCAACGCTTATCACAACCTCGACGCCGAGGTTGAGCTTACGTCCATTCTCTCTGAGCAAATCGCCCTTGAGATTGACCGTGAGATCGTTGAAGACTTGGTTAAGGGCGCCACAGCGGCGACTTATTACTGGTCCCGTTCCCCGGGCTTGTTTGTAGACCGCACCACCGGCGCCGAGGTTGGAGCTAGCTCTGCTGCCCCCGACTTCACCGGTACTGTGTCCGAATGGTACGAGACGTTGCTGGAAACGGTTAACGATGTATCAGCGGCTATTCACCGTAAAACGCTTCGTGGCGGCGCTAACTTTATTGTTACGTCTCCAGAGGTTGCTAATATTCTTGAGTTCACCAGCGGTTTCCGTGCCAATGTGTCGGTTGACGACAACAAAGGCATCGCCGGAACCCAAAATGTTGGTAGCATCAGCAAGCGTTACGACGTGTTTGTTGACCCGTACTTCCCCCGCAACTTGTTGCTCGTGGGTCGTAAAGGCAACAGCTTCCTTGAGAGCGGTTATGTATATGCTCCTTACGTGCCATTGCAAGTCACGCCTACCATCTTTGGTACGGAAGACTTCGTGCCACGTAAAGGCGTCATGACCCGTTATGCTAAGAAAATGGTTCGACCTGATATGTATGGTCTTGTCGTTGTTCGCGGCCTCATGGGTGAGTCTGGAGCAACTGCCTAGTTGACTGACTAACTGATTGTAATCAATCATGATAAGCCTTGGCTCTTAATTGGGTCAAGGCTTTTCTTTTATTTTAATTCAAAAACGCCGTACTGAAAGGTCTTTTTTCCACTACTTATAGTCCGAGCCGGAAGGCTCGCCCATGTTTTTTAACATGATTAGAAATGGAGAAATGGAGGGTTTTAAAAATGGGATCAAAGAGAATAGGTCTTGCGAGAACGCAAGCCTTAATTGAAAACTTAAAGAGAGAATTAGCAATGGGAGGCAGCACATTTACGAACGTAAATGTGGAGGGTACCTCAACAGCTACTTATGGAACAGGCGCCGTATCTGGTAGTACAACGGCACCAGCAACGAGAGTTACCAAGGTTAATGGTGAAATTATTACCACAATTACAATGGATTTAACATACTTAAGTTCAAGTGCCGGAAACGGTGAAATTGTTGGCAATAAAGAAGCTGCTGCCGATGGCGTTGCCCCTGCTTATTTGATACAGTGGGATACAACCACTAACGGTGTATGCTATAAAGTGGAGATGGGTTGCGTAGAACTGCCAGCCGGCAACGGTACGTTTTTGGATTTTAATTTAGAGACAGACGATGTTGGCACGTTGGAGATGGGCGGCAGCCCGGGCACAAACAACGTGACGATTCTTGATGCCAACGGCAATTTTGCCGCCGGCACCACAAAACAAAATTTGGTTGTTGGCACTTTGGCCAATGATCAATACATCTATCTTGTTAACGGCGCGGCGCCAGGTAATACAGGCGACGCCCAGTACAGCGCTGGTCAATTTGTGATACAATTTCACGGATACCCAACATTCTGATAGGTAAAAATATTCATATATTTTGCCCCCCTCTTCGGAGGGGGTTTTTTTAAATCCTGCAAAACAAAGTGACCTTCAAAAACACAATTGCCCAAAATCGGCGCGCCCCAACTTTTTTGAGATTTTATATCGTAAAACTATTTATAGAAGACCCAAAAGGAGATTATCATGGGAAGGAAAAAGAAACGAATGCGCCTGTCGGCCATCCGACAACGAGCCATTACACAGACAGTAAACACCGGCACGAATGCGCCAATACATACAACTGCCGCCACGACCAATACAACCAAAAAGGCCACTAAAGCCATTAACCCTTTTAAAAAATTATCCAAGAAAACGCGTACTAAGAAAACAGATAAAGAGTAATTCGCCTTTTAAACTGTAAATCAACTAATTATGGTTAGGAGATTATATTGAATGGCATTCCCAACTTTAACACCGGTTTCTAGAACAAGCGCTGTGGTACTACCAAGCGGCAGCAACCCATCCGTCGCTGCAGCAGCCGTAGCCAGTTCTTCTTTCCCTTTTACTGTATATACCGACGATCAGTATTTCTTATCGGGAGCCGCCGATCAAGTAGGCTATACTTATAGGAAAATGGGCGGCGACGTCCTCGATATTGAACTGACGAAGGAACAGGTCTTCTCGGCATATCAGGAAGCCGTACTTGAGTACTCTTATATCCTCAATATTCACCAGGCTAAAAACAGCTTGGGAGATTATTTGGGGTCCAAGACGGGCTCTTTCACCGAGGACGGGCAACTTCAAGACACAACCAACTTAAAAGACGTTGCGCTCAAATTCCCCAAATTTAAATTCGAATATGCCCGGCGCGTCGCTTATGGTTATGCCACCGAGGCAGGTTTTGGCGGCGATACACGCATCTATTCCGCTAGTTTTAATACCAGCGCGAGCCAGCAAGACTACGATCTTCAAGCCATCATCGCCGCCGAATCGGCCGGTAACGCCGACAGCACCTTTGCCGGCGTGGTGGGCGACCAACGAGCTATTGTGACAAAGGTGTTTTACAAAACGCCTAACGCCATGTGGCGATTTTATGGATATTATGGCGGCTTAAACACCGTTGGCGACTTGGCCAGTTATGGCCAGTATGCGGATGACAGCACCTTTCAGATCATACCCACTTGGCAGAATAAAGCTCAAGCCATGGCCTTTGAAGACGCTATCTATACCCGAAATAGCCAGTGGTCATACGAATTAAAAGACAACATGTTGCGTCTTTTCCCCAAGTCACCCTCTACGAACATCATGCCTAAGAAAATGTGGGTAGAATTTTTCGTAGACACCGACACTCCCTGGATAGCGGATGAAAGCGGCAAAACTGGCGTGGATGGCATTAATAATATAAACGGCCTCCCATTTGAAAATCTCCCCTATCAAAAGATCAACGCTATTGGAAAGCAGTGGATCCGCCGCTTTGCCCTTTCTCTGTGTAAAGAGATGCTAGGCAATATTCGAAGCAAGTTCGCCACTATACCAATACCGGGAGATGCCGTCACTCTTGACGGGCCGGCCCTTTTGAGTCAAGGCCAAGCGGAGCAAGAAAAGCTTCGCGAAGAGTTAAAAACTCTATTGGATGAACTTACATATACGAAGGTTGCACAAGGCGACGCCGATCTCTCAGATGCCATTAACAAAGTACAAGAGCGGATTCCTCTGCTCATATTTACGGGATAGGTAGCGCATGTCGGATCAAGAAAACAAATGGACACAGCCCGCAACGCCTCCACCCCCTCTTTTCCTAGGTGAAAAAGAGCGCAACCTTGTAAAACAGGTTAATGACGAGCTAGTTGAGCGCGTAATAGGCCAAGAGGTCATATATTATCCGATTAGCCTTCAGGAAACGCGCTTTCACCCTCTTTATGGGGAAGCGCTCATAAAAACCTTTTTGCCGCCAATTAGGGTGTACGCTCTAGTAGAATGGGGGGGATACACTACTAAAATTAGTGGCCTGGGGGTTGATAAACGCTTGTCGATTACCGTTAAGTTTCACAGACGGCGACTCACAGAGGATCAAGACCTATATATTCGAGAGGGAGACTTTGTAAGATATGGTGATGATTTGTTTGAGATCACTACGATTGACTATCCCAAGCAAATATTTGGCCAAGGCTGGGCCGGCTGGGAAAGAATCTTTGAGGCTGAGGCTTCATGCGTGAAGGCGCGGGAGGGACTATTCGATGCCACCTGATGATTACGGCTACACAGGAGTGGCAGACGCCAATCAGATTATAAGTGTAACGGAGATTGAACCTTCGACATTAGAAACGATTGACTTTGCTTTTTACGATTTTGTGAATGATAACATGAGTTTACAAGCAAACACCAACAAAGGGTGGAAAAAAGTGCCCATTATTTGGGCAACCCCAGAGCGCGCCTTTTTATCCAAACACAAGGGTGAGCCCCCCATCTTCGATACCGACAACACCGTCATCCTCCCTATTATTACTATTGAGAGAACAGCGGTGACTAAAGATTTGAACCGCAAAGGGGCCTACTTTGGGGCCTCATCCAATTTTGTTGACCCCAAGCGTGGAGGGCGCATTACACTGGCCCGCAAAATCAACAAAGACAAAACTAATAATTTTGCGGTTGCGCAGAACACCAAAGTATACAAAGATGATAGCGGCGGCGGCCCGGTATATGCGACGCCCGGCAAGCAACCCTATTATCCAATGAAAGAGAACAAAAAAGTAGTTTATGAAACGTTGTCTATTCCACTTCCCGTTTATCTGGGAATTACTTACAAGGTAACGATAACCACGGAATATGCCCAGCAGATGAACGAGTTGATGGCGCCATTCGCTACGCTAGGGGGTCACATCAACTCCTTTTCTATTAAGCGCGATGGACATAAGTATGAGACGTTTCTCCAGTCTGATTTTGACACCAGCAGTAACGTGTCGGATATGGGGAACGACGAAAGAAAATATGAATCAAATCTTAGTTTCGAAGTGCTAGGGTATATTATTGGCGAGTCACCTAATGGCGACCGGCCGAAGATCGTGAGAAGGGAAAACGCCGTGGATGTGAAAATCCCACGCGAACGCGTTATTTTGGGCGATATTCCCGATTACATTGATAATCGAGGCTTTTACAGGGACTAACAACTAATTAATAAAGAAACTTTTCCACAATTACAAGGAGAATAACGAATGTCTGTTGATAGATTTAAATTTATTTCACCAGGAATTTTTGTCAATGAAATTGATAATACTGGACGATCCGCGCTCCCCGCTGACGTTGGCCCAGCTTTAATTGGCCGCGCCGAAAAGGGGCCCATCCTGCAACCTATTAAGGTAAAGGACTTTGCTGAATTTGTAAATGAGTTTGGCATGCCCATTCCCGGCGGAAACGGAAGTGACGTTTCTCGGAACGGCAATTACATTTCCCCCACCTACGCAGCTTACGCAGCCCAAGCATGGTTGAGAAACAACTCTCCCGTCACGTACGTGCGCTTGGGAGGCCAAGCCAACGACGCAGCAACTTCAGACAACGGATTCGCCGGCTGGCGAACTGACAACCTCACACCTTCCAAAACCCCCGCCAGCAACGGCGGCGCCTACGGCCTATTCGTTGCCATGAGCCGCTCTGACGGCGGCGATGGGGTACTAGACCAGACTGGAGTCACCGGAACCCTCGCCGCAATTTGGTATTTAAATGACAATTGTCTGATTGGACTCTCAGGCTCCTCTTCATCTCCAGCCCCCGCCGGGCACCCCGCCTCCGCAACGAGCTATCAGAAACTTGGTTCAGGGCAAACCTTTAAGGTAAAAATTCAATCCGCTGCAGGCGGGGTGTCAAACGCCACCATTGTCGATAGTGAGTTTGATTTCACTGAAACGAGCGATAAGTACATTCGCAAGGTTTTTAACACCAACCCGACACTGTGTAATAGTGCCATTACTAGCGATGTGCAAGGTTATTGGCTCGGCGAAACATTTGAAGGCGCCGTAAGGATGGCCCTGACTGGTTCCAACACTTTGGGCGTTATATTGCCCTTGGTTAGCGGTTCCGACACTGCTCGTGCGGGTCACTTGGCTGACCGCCGCAAAAATTATCAAACCGGTAAAACCGGATGGTATATCGCGCAAGATATGAGCCAAGGCGATACCACCGGCAGCTTTGACGCTGGGACAATGCAAAAGCTTTTCCGAGTGGTCGCGCGCAATGCGGGAAGCTGGTCTTCGAAGAATCTTAAGATTTCCATCCAAGACCTCAAGCGCTCCCCAAATACTTATCAGAAATATGGTAGTTTTACTCTGGCCGTGCGCAAGATGAAAGATACAGACAATACGGTTGAATATGTGGAACAATTCAACAATGTGAATTTAAATCCCAATTCCGAAAACTATATTGCGCGGCGAATTGGGGATACCTATAAAACATGGGATGACACCAATCGCCGCTACAAGGACTACGGCCAATATGGCAATATGTCAAAATACATTCGCATCGAAATGAACACTTCGGTGGATAGAGGCGACACAGACCCAGAGTTGCTCCCATGGGGCGTCTTTGGACCTCTTGTTTACAGAAGCTTCAACGACCTCGGGGCGATGACGCCCACTGGCACGCGCGGCGTCGCACAACTCCACACCATGGTTAGCGGTGCCTTCGACGACGTCCACACCGGCGATCTCCCCACAACGGCCCTCTTCATTTCCGGCTCAGCTCTTGGGAATGTTCGTTATCAGTTCCCCCGCCTTCGATTGCGCGCCTCAGCGTCGGAAGGCAGCCCGGTAGATCCTCGGGATGTGTACTTCGGCGTGGATACCACGTTTAATACCTCTCGTTATGATCCTAGCGTTGCTGACCACTTGACTATTTTGGCGAGAACAACGAGCGACACCGACAAAGGAGCGGGCACTGTCCACTCATTTGTCTTCACTCTTGACGATATGATGAATACTAATAGTGCGCTGAGTGGTACTAATGTGTACGTTTCGGGCTCACGTGCGGCCGCCGCGGATAGCACTATCCGAAATCAAGGCCTCACTTATATCCGAGGAACGGGCTCATATGCGACCATTCTGGACACCACCGGCGTGGATAGCTTTACCGCCCTTTTATTCGGCGGATTTGATGGCACCGACATTACAGAGGCAGCACCTTTTAATTCGACCATCTTGGACGCGGCGACCAGCGCAGCAACTAGCTATCCTTTCAACTCAGTCCAGGTGGCTATCGATAGTTTGCGAGACCCAGAGGTTGTAGAATACAACGTGGCAGCGATGCCAGGTGTTAAAAACAATACCCTCAACCGCCAATTGGTGGAAATGTGCGAATCTCGCGGCGACTCTCTGGCCGTCATCGACCTAAAGGGTGGCTACACACCCAAGTATGAAAATACAACAGCCGAGACCTCTCGCCTAGGCGACGTCGACACGGTTGTGTTAAACGCGCGTAATGAATTGCTCATCAATTCCAGTTACGGCGCGGCCTACTATCCGTGGGTACAAATTAGAGATACCAATAGCGGTCAACTTGTCTGGGTACCACCCTCTGTCGCCGCCATTGGAGCCATGTCATATTCTCAAAAGACAGCCGACTTATGGTTTGCTCCGGCAGGCTTTACACGCGGCGGTCTTTCGACAGGCAACGCTGGCCTTCCGGTCACCGCTGTCCGCGAGCGCTTAACGTCTAAACAACGAGATAAGCTCTACGAGGCCAACATTAATCCGATTGCGCAGTTCCCAGCGGAAGGTATTGTAATCTTTGGACAAAAGACCCTACAAGCCACCCCATCTGCTCTCGATAGAATCAATGTTCGCCGCCTTCTGATCTACTTGAAGCGCCAAATCTCCCGATTTGCTGCCACGGTGATCTTCGACCAAAACGTCCGGTCCACATGGAACCGCTTTAAAGGTCGCGTCGAACCCTTCTTGGCAAGCGTCCAAGCAGGTCTAGGCATTACCAAGTTTAAGTTGGTGCTGGATGAGACCACCACCACCGACGACTTGATCGATCGCAATATTATGTATGCGAAGATTTACATCAAGCCTGCGCGAGCTATTGAATATATCGCTCTTGATTTTATCTTAACTGACAATGGTGCGGCTTTCGAAGACTAAAAAATAATCTAGGAAACTAGTTAACTTTAAGGAGAAAGAAACATGGCTTTTTGGAGAGATGGAAGCGTAGAACCTAAGAGACAATTTAGGTGGACATTTACACTGGGCACCGGTCTGGCAGGAGCGTCTATCCAGACATACTTTTGCAAATCGGTGAAAAAGCCCTCTTTTGCGGTGAACCCTGTACAACATCAATTTGTCCAACATACTTTTTACTATCCTGGAAGATTAACTTGGAATCCCGTCGACATTACTTTTGTTGATCCGGTCAATCCGGACACATCAACGATTTTGGCGAATATTGTGGCCGATTCTGGCTATTCGGTTCCCGTCGATGAGCAAATCGCATTGCGCTCCATGAGCAAAGGTGACTTTGTTAGCAACATTGGTACCCCCACTATCCAACAGATCGACGCTGACGGTAACCCCATTGAGACGTGGACGTTGCAGAACGCTTTTGTTACGACTCTGGATTTTGGCCAGCTAGACTATTCAATGGATGATCTTGTAGTTGTCTCTATGACGCTTCAATACGATTTCGCGGAACTTGGCGGCACAAGCACACCTTCACGACTCCAAAGCTAGTTTGAAATAGATTTCTAATATGCCTTTTTGGTCTGACAGCAGAATGTCCCCCAAGCTTTCCTATCGGTGGCTTTTAGACATCGGCGGTGGGCCCGGAACAAGCATCGCTAACTACACCGTAAGATCCTTCCAAAAGCCCTCGTTTACCGTGGGAGTTTCAGAATACCTAAACATTAACGACTTGGCCTATAAGCCGGGTATTGTATCGTGGACGCCGATCGATGTGACGTTGGTTGATCCCGAAAATACATTTGAAAATAATAGCAAAATCCTTTATCGCATCATACAAGAGTCGGGATACGTCAAAGATCCGCGGAACGCGGAGCAGTACCCTACAACCGCTATTGTCAAAAGGCGCAATAGCGCTCTTTTAGGGGGCGGAGGCTCGTACGGCGGCCTCATTACGTTCACACAAATCGATTCCGAGGGGGATACCATCGAGACGTGGACCCTGTGGAATCCGTTCATTAGCTCGATTAATTTTGGACAGGCCAATTATGCGTCCGACGAGTTGATGACGATCTCCGTACAGATTTATTACGATTTTGCCGACTTTAGACTGGCACATGAATAAGAATTAAGTCGACCAGACGTTTAACAAGATCACGATCTTGTGTTATAATAATACTTAAGAAAAAGAGAGGTTACCATGGTAAGATCCAACAAAGACAGATTTGCAGTTCCGGAACAAGATCCGGGACCACCCGTACCGGCCGAACAGACGCCCGAAGTCGCCGCACCCGGTACGGAACACCAAAACCCCTCTTCTATGCTTCAGTTCATCGTTCCTACCGAGGTGGTAGATTTGCCGAGTAAAGGCATCTTTTATGGCGAAGCGCACCCCCTTCATAACTGTGAAACCATTGAAATTCGCCATATGACGGCTAAAGAAGAGGACATTCTTACTTCGACCACACTTCTTAAAAAGGGAATGGCCTTGGATAAAATGCTTCAAAGCGTTATTGTCAATAAAGACATCAAAGTGGAAGATCTCCTCCTTGGGGACAAAAATGCGCTTCTTGTCCACTCGCGTGTCTATGGCTACGGTCCAAATTACAGCACCGCAATCGTATGCCCCGCATGTGGAGAGTCTTTTGAGAACAACTTCGATTTAACTGCCATTGGAAACAAGGAACTTGACCTTCAGTTGGATAAGTATGGTATTGAAAGCACCGACAGGCGCACATTTCTTATTGAACTCCCTAAGTCAAAATATAATGTGGAATTTCGCCTACTTACATCAAGAGACGAGACAGCAGCCCTTGGATCGGCCAAAGAGATGAAGTCTTTGAAACTCCTTGAAACTATTACAGTTTCCCTTAATGACCAGGCCGATCGCTTTTACATTAAAAGAGCGTTAAGTAGCCTTCCCATCATTGATGCCTCCATTCTTAAACGAGCTTACGCCGCTGCCACGCCGGACATCAACCTTACGCAGGAGGCTCATTGCCCCCATTGCGCGGAAATATCCGAAGTGGGGGTCCCGCTTGATGCGGGCTTTTTTTGGCCTGAACTCTGATTATATGAAAGCTGTCTATGAGCAGTTTTTCTACATGAAGTACGTTTCAAACTGGTCCCTCGCCGAACTCTACAGCCTACCCATAGGCCTCCGTACATGGTTCGTGGAACGCACCGTCCAACAAAAACAAGCGGAACAAGAAGAAATTGAAAAAGCGCAAAAGAGTCGCGGCCGCTAATTTCTTCTAACTACTAATTATATATAATAGACACTCTCTATGAGGACATCATCATGCTAAAAGATATCGATATCGACCTAGAAAAGCTTAAAAGCGGCACTTTGACCGAGTCCGCTGTTGTTCGCATGGCAGCAGATCTCAAGTACTTATTGTATCACATGGCAGGCCCCAGCGCCAATTTATTCCCCCGCGGAGTCAAAGTGAGCGGCAGCCGTGTGGATCTCCAAAATTTTAGTCGCGTGATGGCCAAAGAAAAGAATTATATGGATTCATACCTAAAACATGGACTAAATGACCCCCGCGTCCTAAATGATCGACACAAACTCGAAAAAGCCGTCTATGCCTTTGAAAGAGAAACAGGCATCAAATGGCCATTCAAGTAGGTTAACCCGCAATGGCAAACAAAGACGACCTCATTCTCCAACAACAGATAAACGCAGCCCTGGAAGACCAGTTTGGGAAAAAACAGGCCCTTATGGACCAGGACACCCGAGCCGCCGCCGAGGCTCAAGCCAAACTCGCCATTCATCAAGAAGAGCTTAAGCTCGCGCTCGACAATCTGGCCACGGCCGAAAAAGCGGCCGCGGTGGGCAAGGAAGCGCTCAAAACGGCCGAAGACAAGCGCATTGTCGATATCGACGGCAACGCATATCAAAACACAGCGGTCGAACAAGCCCAAAAACTTGTCGCCCAAACCAAAGCCAATATTAAGGAAACAGAAAAACAAGTAAAAGCCACCGAAGGCGTCGCAAAAGCGTTCGCCGACACCGTGGCTCGTGTAGACACTCTAAAGGGTCAGCTTTTAGGCATCAACGAAGTTACTGAGCAGCTTGGCGAAGAACTCACCAAAGACGGGAAGATTGTAGGCAACGTTACCCGAAAAGTGGGCACGCTTGCTAAAGGAATAGGAGACAGCTTCACAGGCGCAAATATGTTGGGCAAAGCTTTCGAGGGCGCCCAGAAAAAAGTTGTCGGGATGAACGACAGCCTTAATCAAACTGCTAAAAAATATGGCATGATGGACGCCATCGGTCGCGCAAAAGAGTTTGACGAAACAATGCGCAAGGCAGCACGCCAAGTGGGAATATCGAGCGAAGACGCGATGTATGCCCAAAACGACATGTTTGAGGCCGCCATTGAAGGCACCGTCCATACGGGAGACAGCTACTTAAAGATGAACGCCGACATCTTTAAAACTTCTACCGTTTTCCGCCAGGCCTCGAAGAGTATGAGAGAGGACATGACCCTCATAAGCCTCGACCTTCAGCAAACATTTGGAGTGACCGCAGGAGAAAGCACGCAGGTCATGCAAGAGTTGGCCACCACTTTTGGAAAAACGGGGCCCCAAGTAACGAAGCTTACCGCCGACCTGGCGATGTTGGCACAAACACAAGGACGAGACGTTAACAAGACCTTCCAGGATTTTGCCAATATGTCCGGACAGTTAGCCAAATTTGGCCTCCCGAGCGCCACCCAAGAATTCGCGCGTCTTCAAGCGATCGAAGAAAAAACTGGCGCCTCTATGAACAATCTCGTGAGCAGCATGGACACTTTTAGCACCTTTGAAGGGGCTCTCACTGCTGCCTCCAAACTTAATGCCGCTTTCGGAAGCACCATCGACGGCATGGAACTCATGGACACAATGATGACCGGCGGTCCAGCCGAAGCGCTTCTGCAGCTCCGCCAACGCCTGGACGAAACAGGTCAGTCTTTCGATACAATGAACTACGCTCAAAAGCGCGTGATGGCAGAAGCCACCGGCATGGGCGTAAGCGATCTTGCTAAATTTATGTCCACCCCCTTTGATGAACTAGAAGCCGCAGTTGCCGACTCAGATAAGAGTATCGAAGGCCTGACCGCTTCCCAAGAAAAACTCAAAGCCGCCACCGAAGGCACCCAAACCGCGGAAGAAGCGCAAGCGGTTAAGCTCGACGAACAGCGCGAGGCCGTACAATTCTTGGGCACTGCATTGAACAAAGCGGAAATAGCATTGAACAGGATGGGCAACGCCTGGACCCACTTCGGCATCGCCGCCGCCCAATCGGCCGGCCTGTTTGTCGGGGGCATAGCCAAAATGCTGGCCAAACTGTTATTCTTTAGGGCCGCAGATGCGTCCAGCACCGCCGCCACTGAGACTGCGAAGACAACGGCGGAGGTAGCCGGTTCGAATGCGCGCACCGCAGCGAAGTTGACAGAGGCGGCTGCCCAGCGCTCGCTGAATTTAGCTAAAGGACTCGGATACGCCGGCCTCGCCGTCGGCGCCCTATATGGGGCATACAAAGCCGGCGAATGGATAGCAGACAATACGGACATGTACGCAGGCCCCAAGGGCACAGGATCTGGCATTGAAGGCATCGGCGCCGAAGGGAGAGGGCACTATAGCACGACGGGATTCGCCGTGGGGCAGAACTTTATTAGCCAGCCCACGATGGCCACCGTTGGCGAGGGCGGCGCCCCAGAAATCGCCAACATAAAGGGTCAAAACTATATGGTAGGCGTGGGCGGACCTCAGAACATAGCGCTTGGCGCAGGCGACAGCGTATCTCCTACGCAGGGCGCCCAGGCGGCCGGCCCCAAAGAGGTTGTAATGAACTTTACCTTTGTTGATGAGAACGGCAAAAAGAAAACTCAACGCGTTCAACGCGAAATTTTAGAAATGATGAACGAGAAATTACAGTTCAGTTATAGTTAATAGAAAGGAGACCATAATAAATGGCTGCCATGCAAAATGTTATCAAAATAAAACCGATGCACATTCCCAAAGCATCGGCCTTGACTTTTCCAACCATCATAACGCAGTTTGAAGACACATGGACACCAAATTGGCGCTCTGAGACAGTGTATGCGCGCATGGACCCATTTGGGTTTTATGGAGGCACCACGCGTACTCTCACTTTGGGCTTTAGGGTCATTGCTGAAGATCCTTACGAGGCTCAAAACAATATGGCCAATTTAGAAAAGCTTATCCAATATCAATATCCCACGTTTCAACAGCGCTCCGGGATTGCCACTTTGAAGGCACCTCCGTATTTTAGCGTGGAGGTTATGAATCTGGCACGCACCTCGGGCGGCTCTAAAAATAAAGGGACGCAAGGCCTCCAAGGTTATTTTAGTTCGCCACTTACGATTAATCCGGGCTTTCAAGATAAGAATAATCCCCAGTACTTCAGTTCTGACTTTAAGCAAATATACTTTTCGGACGTTAATGTTACCTTTCAAATGGTTGTTTTACATTCTCATGAAGTGGGCTTTTACAGCCAAAATGCGGATTACGGAGCGGGCGCTGGTCAAGGGGCTTACCCATATGGGGTGTCGCCGTCTCTGGGCAGCCCCGCGTACGGCGGTTCCGGTCACGTCGGCCATGGCCCTGACATACCCCATCTGACCGATACTGCGGTTCAACAGGTTACACAGTTGGTGGCCAAGGGGATACGTATAGCCGGGGCGGGTGGACGCCACGTTCGAAAGAGCGCCTATAGAAGGAATGCGGCGGCGATGAAGAAAGTGACAAAGCGGTATAATAAAAAATAGGATTATATCATTATGACAATTTCGCGATACAATAAAAGAGAGACGATGAAGAATACAGCGTTTGACTACGCTTACTCGGATATTTTCCGCAACCGAGGACTGCGCTCACCGCGCCAGTATAAGATAGCCAACTTCAAGTATCCTACGACAGAAGAGATAGAAGGCCTTCAACTGGAAACCAAGATATGGTCAATCGGGGAAAAATACTTTAAACTGGCCTATGAATATTATGGGGATCCCGAATATTGGTGGGTTATCGCATGGTATAATCAGAAGCCTTTAGAGACGGATTTTTCGCCGGGAGAGGTGGTTGAAATTCCGTTGCCGCTGGAATTAATTTTACAACACCTGGACGTTTATTAAACTAATAAGGAATAAATACGATGGCAAATGAGATCGGCGGAGAGAGCTTAGATCTAAATGATCAATGTATCTTATTAGAGTTGGCCCAAGAGATCCTCGCCGATGCGAAAAACCGCCGCGCGCGCGTCAAGACCGCGTCCACCGCGCACGAAGACACATTCGTCCCTGGTTATGAGTTCCCAAAAACGACAACGACAGCAGGTCAACCGTTAACAAATATTCAAGATCAAGGCATCGACGGGCAAACGGCAAAAAAATTGATTGGTAGCCGTAAGGTCCATGACACCAACTACAATTACATAAAATACATCAGTTTGCGCGCATCAACTCGCAAATTTTTGGAAATAACGGCCCCCCAGGTGGCCCAACTGGCGCCCATGATTAAGATTGATGTCGCCTATTACGATAAAATGGGCAAGTTTGAGCATGCGGTACCTTTGGATTTCCCAAACCATACAGACCTGAACGGCTTGCTGTCCGCCCAGGGCCAGCGCTATGGCGCGGGGATTAAAGAGATTACGATCGTCCATGAGGGAATCGATTCAGCGACAGACAAAATTGTTCTAATTGACTCGGTGTTCGTGTTCCAAGATTTTCGCACACTAGCACAAAGCAATTATCAAAATCTGATCAGCCTAGGCATAAAGAGTACTTCCAACTTACTGCGTTATTTACGGTTTCAATTTGGGTGGGATTCCAACCCTAGGGTTTCGGGGGATTTAGGCCTACCCCAATTAAGATCTGAAGTGCGCGGAGAACTGGTAAAATATACTTTTGATTTTGCGGAAGACGGCAGTATTATATTGAAAACGCAACATCGAGGCCACATTCACAGCATGTTCGGCAATTTGCCCGCGGCCAATATTTTAGGCACCATGAAGAATCAAGAATCCAAGTTGCGCGAACAATCGGTGAGGTTTGTTGAGGACGCAATGAAAAAGATTCGCACTCAAAACGTAGCAAATCAGGAAGATTTGGCCCTTCAGCAATTGGCCCTGAGTGTGGTGATGGACACATTGTCGGAATTTAGCGTCATTAAACAGACGACCATCACAGCGGCCGACCGTTCCGATGACGTGGGCGAAAAGAGCAATTGGAAGGTGGTACACAATCCAAGCGGCGCATGGCAAGGGCCCAAGATTGCCGTCGCCGCTGGCCTGGAGCACGTCAGCGGTGGTACTCCTAAGCGCAGCACGCATACCTATGTGGAGCTTATTGAAAGACCGGGCCTTACGCCCGACTTGACCGCGGCTCGCGGCATCGCGTTTTGGATTGACCCCGAAAACCTCACTACCACCGCGGTTGGCGAAGCCCTGAGACGGCAGCTGGGGGTCGACTATCCATCGGGCGCAGACAGCGCCGCCCTTGATATTGCACGCATCCGAGAACTCGCGCTGGGGTATTTAAAAAGTGCCCGTCGAAGCGCCCAGAGCGGCCGCGCCACGAGGGCAGGCGAGGACCATCCAATTCACCAAGCCTGGAACCCGCGGAAGACCCATGCCCATGGCCGATCGGTAGCCCAGTGGGATCAGTTTATGCCTACTAAGTGGTATAGTGACGCCCGTCTCGTCTCGTGGGACGCCTACCAAAATATGTGGACGCATCTTCAAAAGAATCAAGATGATCTGGGCATCGCGCGCACAACGACCGGTCAGAATCTTCAGCCCCGCTCGGTCTTGGCAACCGCGCGGAAGCAATTGGCACACAAAATGGGTCTTGTCCGATTTTTGAGTCTTTTTAATTTGGCCAGAACGCTTCGAGACAAACAAAAGATATATTTTGGAGCGCTCACGGAAGCCCAGACCGTTAGCATCGCCGGCGCCAAAACATCTGCTCAGGCCTTAACGAACGTTTTTTCGACGATTAAAGTGGGGGATTTCCTGCGCAATATCTCCAAGATTTCGAAGGATAATCTGACGTTGGGCGCGATGACGCAGCGTACGGCAGATGCCGCCAAAGAGAATTTGTCCACCCCGCTTATTAGCTCAATGCCTTTTGTGTTCTTGGGAGAGTTCTTATCGACAATATTGGAAGTGCCTTCTGACCTCGATGGCGGTGGGGATCCCACGCCCATGTGGGAGTTGCTGCGCGAACAGGCCGGCATTGACTTGCGCGTTGTCCTCGGCTATACCGATTTTGAAGCGCCTTTCACCGGGAAAATAGTCAAGAACTTTCCTCTTTATTATTTGCCTATTTCGTTGCGAAAACTCAACAATTTTATTGCGCGCGAGATCGTCGGCCGTGACAAGACGTTCTACTCTTTTGGTGCGTTTTTAAAGGACATCATCAATAAATTTATTGATGTTCATTTCCATGTTTGCAGCAAAGTCGCCAACGCCGGCTATACCCCTTCGACGCCCAAACTGGACTTCGCTTTTGGAGAAACACCGCGCGGTGAAACGATTTGGTTTATATACGATAGCAAGCAAACTGGTAACGTTTTTCATAACAAGACGTTTGGCAAGTATGCCGCCAATATGGCCAACAAGATTCCTCATTTTTACTTAGGAGGCCCCGACAAAGGAATCGCCAAAAAAGTACAGATTAGAGATATTGCGGATCCTAGCCTGAAAACCGCGGTATTCTATAAAACGTCACCCTCGGATACTCTCGACCCGGGCAATGCGGGCCCTGCGCAGGGTCGTTGGGCGCCCGTCGTGTTTGAGGCCGAAGTGGATACGCTGGGATATCCCAAGTTTCAGCTAGGACATATGATTTTTGTCGACGCGACAACAATTATACCCAAAACAGCACGCAAGAATTTTTTAGCGACGGGTTACTACGGAATTAAAAAGATCACCCATACTTTGACACCCGACGATTTTTCCACAACCGTCAACGCTATCATTCAGGTCTCCGAAGCCGACAAAGACAAAACCCAAAGCACCGGCACGCCCTCGCACAACCCGGAAGCGGCACAAACGCCCGTCGACACGGATAATGATGTCTTAGTCGCCACCGCTATGCCCGGGTCGGCCCCGACACCGGGCCGTTTTGCGCCCCCAGCGCCCGGGTCCGTACACTCGGTGGCGAAAGCCAGCGATACTGAAAAATTGGCCAAGAAAGCCGCGGCCGCGACGACTGCCCAAGTGAAGAAAACCGTTAAGAAGATTAAAGCGACTAAAGACACTGATTATGGGAGTAAGCACCACAAAGGGCCATAGGGCCGCGCATTTGGGCGCCAACGCCATGATGGTAATTGACATGGCCTCACTAATTATAAGAAGCGACCTAAGTTAAAAAGGAGACAATCCCTTGATTTATGACCCCCCTTTCTTTGGCAGCAGAGACATTGGCCCAACGCGGGCCTTCGTGGCGCGCAATTATTACAAGATCGTCAGTTGGGACGCCTTCTCTGCGGTTCCAACCGGCAACCCGAACTGTGTGGACCTTTGGAACGATGTGCCGTTGTATGGGAAGGTCTCCGAAGAGGGCATCTTGGTGATGCCTGCTGAAAGCCGCATGAAATATGTCCTCGGAGCCTCGAAGACTGCGTTGTTGCCGTGGGCCTATGAAGCGGTTATAGATTTTCAAACATATCTTGCCCGGGCCCAAGCGCAGGGGCGAACGGCATTGGGCGCACTATTTGGAGATTTTACCGTAATGACGTCGTATAAGCCCCCCTACGAAGCCTATTTCATGCACGCCGCCTCGGTGATGCTAGCTTTCGGAGAACACATTTCATCCCGACCATCCCGCAATGTCACCACTTTTGAAGAATACGCCAGCGAGTTCATTAGATATGTAGGATCGCTCGAATACCCTGTTACTTTTGCTAGCTATTTTGCCTCCAGTCGAACAAGTCTTTTTTCCACGGGACTGATGGTCTCTTTTGACGTACGCGATGCCAATGAAGATGGCCCCAAGAACTTCTATTTCATGAATCAGGAGTTTGATAAGTATGTGAAAGGCGCTGCAGCCTTCGGCCTCCGCGTCGATCAAAATGCTCCATGGCGCCTAATTGCGGATATGAATTCGAAGCCAATGGCGACGTATTTGGCTCGACAAAATTTGCCCACTCTTTCGGACGCTTTCGATCAATATTATACCCGCGCGGTTGACTACGAGTTAGCCGCCACAATGCAGCTGCTCCACGAGGGCTACACACATTATGCCAACACTCATAAGGCCAACTTTATTACCAAATACTGCTTACGACCTGATTTTCTGTTTAAGCGCGCCATTAGCTCCGAAGTGACCAATCAAACGCAGGTCGCCGTCACCATCCAAAATCTCTCCAAAGAGAGTTTCGCTCAACAATATAATATAGCCACCTCCTTGCGTCTATTGGAGGCTATCAAAAAAGCGGAACAACGCCGCGTCGACGCCCCGAGCCATCGAATATTCAAGCGCCGCTTCAACCGATATCTAGATCGAGGAGAACTTGATCTCGCAGCAGTCACCCTTACACGCTTTTATAATGGTCCTCCCACAATTCGCACAACAAAAAGTATTTGACATTTGTTTCTAGCCTGGTATAATAATGAGGTAAAACAGGGCGGCGGATATGCTATTTCAAACGTTTGATGACAAAGATAATTGCGCATTAATATACCAAAACGGTCAGTTTTATACAACCCAATCCGATTTGACCCTGACATCCACCTGGACATACGCCAATTACCTACGCGATAATGATATAGAATACGCACAATTATGGACTCAAGGATCGTCCCTAGCCCAATCTTGCCCTTCCTACCTGGCTGAGCATCTTAGAGAGGTTGAGACACGTCTAAAGGCCTTTATTCGCTCTTGTGGAATTGCCGGAGTAGATCTGGACGATGTGTGCTTTTATGAATTGGTGCCTCAAGCCTTTTTGCGCGATTACGCCAACATTAAAAATGAAATCTCGCAACATGTTTTTCAGAAAATTAAACGGCCCGACAATTACCACCAATTGTTGAAGATTGTTAAGGTTATTTCCGATATCAGGTACCGCCCCCTCGATTTGGATTTAACAAAGATGAACAAAGCTGCTATAAGAGATAGGAACATGTTTAAAACTCTTTCTTCTTGTAAGCGTACCGTTGTTTATGACCCGTTTAAGACCATCACCGGTCGGCTGGCCACCAAAAGTCAGACTTTCCCGGCACTCACACTGGGCCGAGAATATCGAAACGTTGTAACCCCTACCAATGATTGGCTTTTTGAGCTTGATTTTAATGCCGCAGAGTTACGAACGGTATTGGCACTCTTGGGAAATGAACAACCCCTAGAGGACCTTCATGATTGGAATATAAAAAATATTTTTTCCACTCCCATGAGCCGGGAAGAAGCCAAGAAGAAGATCTTCGCGTGGCTTTACAACCCTAATAACCAAGAGCATGAGATTAACGCTATATATAATAGAGACCGGATCAAGGAACTATATTTCCAAGATGGACGCGTGACCACCGATTTTAGTCGTACGATTGAGTGCGACGACTTCCACGCCACGAATTATGTGATCCAGTCCACCGCGGCCGATCTTTTGTTTGAGCAGATGTATGATGTGTGGGAGTATTTACGGGATAAGAAATCCTTCATTAAGTTTTGTAACCATGACTCTATTATGATTGATTTGGCCGCGGAAGATCAAGGGTGCGTGAACGAAATTAAAGAACTCTTCAGCAACACCCGATACGGGAAATTTAAAATTAATTGCCTAGGCGGAAAAAGCTGGGGGAACATGAAACAGCTTTTGGTTCACTAAGAGGATACAATGCAAACAGTAATAGGACTAGGAAACGCTGGCTGTAAGATAGCCGACCAACTCGCGCAATATCCTCAATATAATATATTAAAGATAGACGCGTCCGATGTAAAAAAGGATGAGATCCGCGATGAGACTCTTTGGGTTCGCCGCCAATCCTCACCCGAAGCCTACGAGAGCACCGGCTCTTTTAAACTTGAACCTTTCTTAGAAGGGGTTACTAGCGAGACATTGCTCATTACTAGTTGCGGTACCGTCTCTGGCCTTTCACTTCGCATCCTGGAACTTCTCAAGGAAAAGACCAAGATCACGGTGATGTATATAATCCCGGCCAAGGCGAATTTAGCAGAGAACCAGAAACTCCATAATAATCTTCTTTTCAATGTTTTTCAGGAATACGCGCGCTCAGCGCTTTTCGAAAGAGTCATTTTGGCCGACAACGAGAGACTCGCAGACATCGTGGGCCCAGTCCCTGTTCTAAAATATTGGGACGCCCTGAATGTTTTGCTTGCTTCTGCGTATCACATGATAAATGTATTTGATCATTCCCACCCAGTATTTACTACTTTTTCAAACAAGATAAATACGGCGCGGCTCACCACTTTAGGTCATTATCCATGGACCCCGGAGGAAAAAAATGAAGAAAAAATGTTTTTTTCTCTTGACTTTCCTCGGGAAAAGAGGTATTATTATGCGGTACCTCAGAAAATGTTGGAAGAGGATGAAAATTTAATGGCGACAATTCAGAAACAGGTTAAAAGTGCGGTCGAGCATGATAGAATGAAGGTTGGATATGCAATCTATTCTACACAGTATGATCAACTGTATATTTACTGCGAAGGATATAGCACATTAATTCAAGAAAACCCAGCATCCTGAGAGATTTATTAGGATGACTATAACTTAAGGAGAAAAGAAGATTATGGCAATTGATATGGAAAAAATGCGTGAGCGCATGACAACTCTTAAAACCAACGGAAACTCGACGTCAAATAAATTTTGGCGACCAAAGGATGGAGAGCAAACGCTTCGCATTGTACCCCCATCGGACGGTGACCCGTTCCGTGACTATTGGTTCCACTATAATGTGGGAGATGCCCCGGGCTTTTTAAGCCCCAAGAAAAACTTTGGAGAGGATTGTCCGCTGGATAGTTTTGTCCGTCAACTGTGGAAAGAAGGCACCGAAGAAAGCAAGCGTATGGCTAAAAAGCTCTCCGCTCGCCAACGCTTTTTCGCCCCCGTCGTTGTACGGGGAGAAGAAGATGAAGGCGTAAAGGTGTGGGGCTTCGGAAAGCGCGCTTATGAAACGCTTCTGGGCCTAGTGCTTAATCCCGAATATGGCGACATTACTGACGCCGAGGACGGCACAGATTTGGTAGTTCACTACGGAAAGCCCGCAGGCGCTACTTTTCCTGAGACGAAGATTACTCCTCGTCGGAAAAACACCCCTCTTCACAAGGACAGTGATCAGGCACGCGAGTGGCTGGACAATGTACCAGATTTTGAAGAACTTTTCACCCCTTCACGCAAGACCGCTGACGAGGTTCAAGGCATTTTGGATGCTTTCTTGAACTCTGATGAAAGCCCTTCCGAGGGTCCCACCACTACTTCATCCGCGGGAAAAAGCGACGTCGACAAGGCGTTTAGCGAACTCCTAGGGTAAAGTAAAGTCCAACCGCAGGGAGGCACGGGTTTACAGGTGTCTCAATTTATTTTATTACAAGGAAAAAAAATGAGTCTTAAAGAAGGTTTAAATAATTTGAAGGTGGAAGATAACACCAACGTTGTCTTCAGTTATGAACAAGGAACGGATGTGTTTCATTTCAACGAGACAGAAGTTGAAACGGCAATTAGCGATACAGACGTTGTAGAGCGAGTCGCGACAGTTGCAACTTCCGGCTTGAAGGTAACAACTCAGTATGGAGGCGAACCCCTCCAGATTCTGCGAGACGCAGATCTTTTGGAAGATTACGAACGTGGCTCTGGAAACTTCGAGGAGTATGTAGCTGACGCAATTCGTGAAAATTTTTATGACGCGGACTTGATTGAGTACTCCACGGAGAAGTATGATCATAAGCGCGGCTTTACAACTTTGACTGCTCGGGTACAAGCACCCCTGAGCGAAGTCTTGAGCAAGGAAACTCAGTTTAACAGCGTGTTTTCAGGTTGGACAGCAGAGGTTCCTACGGGCAATGGTAAGTTTTCTATTGACATTTAGTTGTCTTTGTAGTGGTCTTTAAAAGACACCCACGGGAGAGGCACAGGGCAATCAGGTGCCTCAATTTTTATATAACAAGGAAAAAAATAATGTTAAAAAATATTTTATTGTGTATTTTAGCCATGTGCTTTGTGTTTCCGGCATATGCTCAAGAAAGCGATTGGAAGACGCGAAGTGGGGTTCGCTTCGGCTATTCCTATCTGAACAAGGGAGACCAGGTTGAGAAGTTAACTCGCCCCCATATGTTTATTATCGGATTCGAGATGCAGCAAGCCCTCAAAGGAGGG